CATGCGGCTGAGATCGGTCATGCCGCCGATGCGAGTGATCAGATCGTCTGCCTGTTTGCCGACCTGCTCTAGACCGGCCACCTCGGCTGCCCTGGCCTGACTGCCAGGCACCGACTTGACGGCTTGAGCCAGCTCACGGTAGGCCTGGTTCGAGGTCAGATGATCCGGCTGCAGATACTGCTCGATCTTGAGCCTGCGTGCAGCCTCCAGCACCTTGGGGTCTGGTGCGGCCTGACCAGCCAGGATAGTGGTGGCTCGGCCTGCGCCAAAGCCGCCACCGGCCGCCTGGCGGGTGGTTGCTGCCAGCTCTGCCGTGGTCATGGCTGGAGCCGCAGCCGGGGCTGCAGCAGCCGCAGGAGCCACTGGAGCGCCAGCAGGGGCTGCTGCTGCACCAGGTGCGGCTGCAGGTGCAGGTGCTCCAGCAATAATTGTGCCGTCCGGCATGATTGTGCCGGGAGGTGGTCCAGGTGGTCGAGCTGCAGCCCCACCAGGGGCCACAGGAGCCGCGCCAGGCGCTGCCGCAGGGGTAGGTGGCACCTTACCACCTCGGACAGCTCTGACGGCCTGCGGGATGCGTGTGACGGCCTGGCCAGCGCCGCCGAGTGCGCCAGCCAGCGCCACCTCGCCAGTATCGAAGCGGCCGCCAGTGGCAGCCTGAGTGGCCTCGATGCCGGCCTGAGTTGCACCACCGGCCACGACAGCACCAGGGATGGTGGTCGCACGTCCAGCAGGGGTGAAGGCTGCGATGGCACCAGCAGCGCGCGGGATGTCGCTGACTTGGAAGCCAGGCTTGATGGCGTAGAACTGGCCATCGATAGACGACTGCAGCACGAAGTTTCCCTTCTCGTCCTGCGACACCTTGACGCCAGGGAAGTTGGCCTGGATGACCTGGACCGTCTCGGCCGGGTTGGTCATCATCGTGCCCAGGGCCGACTTGAAGCTGGCCATGCTGAAGGTATTCACCTCAGGCATGCTGGCCCAGTCAGGCAGCGCCTGCGTGGTCGGTGTGGTGCGCTCGGTGCCGGTGACGGCCTCGCGGATGCCGCCCAAGACGCCCATCGGTTCGGTCTTCTGGAGCTGGAAGCCGGCAGGCACCCTGGCCATCCCATTGGCCACATCGCGCTCCAGCTCCATCATCTCGTCGCGGGTCATGCGTCCGGTGCGATAAGCCTCTAGGACTGGAGCAGGCAGTTCAGGCACCGTGGCTCGTGCTCCTTGGGGCTGCTCGCCACGCAAGGCTGCACCACGCGGCAGCATGATCGTGCCAGCCTTTACATCGTTCTCGAACTCAGCGGCCTCTTCAGGCGTCATCTGGCCGCTGCTGTAGGCCTGATAAACCCTGGAGATCGCATCCGGCGGTACAGAAGCAGCAGCACTGGCACCAAGAGCACGTTGAAACGTGCTGGTCGTGCCGCCCTCCGCAATAGTTGGTGCTGCTGGCGCAGCCTGTGCTGTCAGTTCACGCACGCCTTGGGAGACGCGCTGCATGTAGGACTTGGTGCGTGGTCCCCAGTTCTTTGGGTCGGTGCCGCCGTGGTACTCGGCAGCCGCCAGCACAATGTTGCCCTGGTTGCGGTCCAGCGACTCTTTGAGCAGCAGGCCAGCAGCCTCTGCGGCCGTCTGCGGGTTCAGGTAAGCATCGATACCATACTTGTCCAGCACGGCCTTGCGGGTGGCCGGGATGATCTGAAATGGCGTGCGAGCGCCGGCCTCTGACACCTGGTCAGCGTTGGAGCGCTCACCGCGGGTGAGCACCGAGACCAGCAGGCCGCTGGGCAGTCCGAGCTTCTGCTCGGTGTTGACTGCCAGGTCAGACCAGAACGGGTCTTTGTAGCTGGTTGGGATTTCTCTGGTTGCCATTACCGTTGGCCTTCAGCAGGTGGAACTTGAGGAGCACCTGCGCCACCAGGCACAGCTCCAGTTTCAGGATTGGCCCAGCGCATGTAGCCTCGGCCTGCCACCGCACGGCCAGCTTGCTGTGCTGCCAGGTCTTGCGCCCGCTGGTCCATGAATTGGCGCGCAAAGTCCACATAAGTGGTTCCGGCAGGCACCTGAATGCCACCGATATTGATGTCGGTCTTGGAACGGCCAAGAGATCCGACTGAGTTAACCCATTCTGATTTTGCGCTTTCAGACACAGCCTCGTACTGCGACATCTTGGCCATGCCGCGCAGGAAGGACGCAATCGTGGCTGCGTCGGCATTCTCTGGTGGGAAGCCCTTCATGGCCAGCATGATGTCCTTGTCGGTAGCCGGACCAGGAGGCAGCGACTTGATGGCTTGCGTGTTGCGAAGCCTGACGTATTCCTGACGAGTCTGCGTCCAGGCATCTTGGTTGCCAGTTGCGTTGCGCAGCCATGAGTTGACACCACTGAACGCGCCATAGCCACCGCCTTGCTGTTCCAGACGAGATGCCAGGTCCAGCATACGGCCTGCGGCCTGCTCAGAGCCGACTGCAGCCACAGCCGCATCGTTGACGATCTTGGTGGCACCAGCATCAAGTTGGCCACCCTTCTGGTTCAGCTCGAAGAGCTTCAGTTCCACGTCAGACTGCAGACGGTCTCGATCTAGCTTCAGGCGGTTCTGGTCCAGCACCAGACGGCCAGCACGGTCTGCAATCTGGCTGTCCAGGTTGCGGATGTTGGCTGCGCTTTGCGTATTCTCCAGCGCCAGGCGGGTTGGAGTGTTGGCCGTGATCAGCTCTTCCTTAGTGGCTACAGCCTCGCCAGTTCGCACCTCTGCCGGTGCCTTCAGTGCTTGGATGGACGAGGTCAGCACCTTGTCGCCACCCGGCACGCCAGCCAGCATGATGCCAATGGTCTTCTGCGCGCTCTGTGGGCTGACCTCGGCCATCTGCGCCCAGGTTTCGTAGGCCTTGGCTTGCTGCTCACGGCCGGCATTGCGCTCAGCAGTGGCGCGCTCTTTCAGGAGCTGGATGCCGATCTGGGGCTGGTTCGAGCTGAAGGCCGACATAACCTGGCCACCGAAGCGCAATTCGTTTTCTTGGCGATCTTTGGACAGCGTATCCCAGTTGGCGCGCATGCTGTCGGCCTCTGCTTTGGGCAGCAGCATGGCCACGTTGGTGAAGTCGCGCGCGCTCGGGTTTGGGTTCTGAATCAGAGCCTGGACTTGCGTCTGCAGTGTCTGTCTGCGCTGTAATTCGGCCTCTTGAGCCTGGCGCTGTGCTGCCACGTCAGCGATGGTGGCACCGATCTTGAAGCCGGACAGTGCGGCCTCGAAAGGACTTTGGACGTTCAGTTGGTAGTTGATTGGCTGGACCATGTGTGGCTCCCTTATACCTTGCCGTAGTCGACGGTGAGGTAGCCACCAGACTCGCCAACAGCGTCAGGATAGACGCCAAGCACCTCCTGCGCCATGAGGCCAATCTGTCGGCCACCGCCCCAGACGTACTCGAACTCGTAGACGCCAAGGCCATCTGGCCTGGTGCCGATGCGCTGGATGTCCTTCTTGAGCCTGATGTCGCTGAAGATGTTGCCAAAGCCTGGCGTACCGACCTTGGCACCGTACTGCATGCCCAAGAACTGGGCTGGCAGGTTGAGCACGTTGGCAAAGGCCTGACCCTGCGCCAGCTCTTTTCCAGCTTGGGCAGCTCCGACATCACCGTACAGTCCTGCCACTCGCGCACCAGTTTGCATGCCGGCCGTGCCGACACCTGCAGCAGACTGCTGTCCGAGTGATGTCAGGCCGCCAAGACGGCCATATTGAGTCTCAATCTCCTGTTGCAGCATCTGCGGCCGGAACTGAGCCAGGGCAGCCTGAATGTTGCCGCCACGCAAGCCACCAGTGGCTGATGCACGCTGCAACAGTGCCTCTTCACCCTGACGCACACGCGCCTGGAACAGTGGAGAGCCTTCCAAGCCTGCGATGGCAGCCTGTTGTGCCTCTGCGCCTTGCAGGCCAATCAATGCTTGCTGCTGTTGTAGTGCAGGCGTGCCGACCTCGACGTAAGGCTTGAGCAGCTCGCGCACCATGTCGAACTGTCGACGCTGTTCTGCAATACCAGCCTCAGCGGCTGCGGTTTGTGCGCCTGCAGCCTCTCCGGCTGCTCGGCTTTGCATGATGCCGCCGACGACTTGCGTGCCGCCGACAACTAGGGCTGTTATTGGATCAGGCATGGATGAACTCCTTCATGTAGTCTTCGAGTGTTTCACCGTAGAGCGCCATGACTAGGTGTGCATTGTCTGTGGCGTATTTGGTGCCGTGGCACAGCGCCATCACCATCATCACCACATCATAGAAGCCAGCGCGCCAGACGTAGGATCGCGCATCAGCTCTTCCAGTGCGCTCGGCATGGTCAGAGGCCTGCCACTTCAGGATCATGGTCGCCACGACAGGCGATAGGTTGTGGGCATTGGCAATCCAGAACTGGTTTTGGTTCATGCCGACAAGGGTGTTCCAGATTGATGCGTTGAGATCATCACGCTCGACTGGATCTCCGTCTGCCACGTCATCGAAGACCTGGATGGCACCCCACAGCATGAGCAGCCACTCAATGGCCGGCGCAGGCAGCGCCAGAACCTTCTGCAGGTTCTCTTTGAGCCACTCAGAACTTCCCATGCGCGCAACCCTCCAATGGTTGGATGAGCTGCTGGTGGCCCGATAGACTCAGCGCCCTCATTTTCCCACAATCTGCCATTTGGTCAATCTTCCTCGAACTCGCGCTCTTCCCAGGCCTGGCAGGAGCGCAGGTCGTGGCAGATGAAGTCGAACTTGTTGCAGTAGCCGCGGAAGCCTGCATCCACATCCCACTGGTTCCAGGGGATGCGATCCATCTTGACCTGGATCATGACCGAGTTATCGTAATACTCGCAATTGGAGCAGCGCCGACGACGAGCCTCGGCCTCGTCGACCTGCATGGCCTTGGCCAGAGCCATCCAGTAGGGCTTGTTGGCTCCGCGCTCATTGCTGGGCTTTTCAGGTCCGAGCATCCAGTCGTCAATGACCGTCTGCGTGTTGGCGCGGTTCTCTGCTGCCGTAATGAATGGCTCCTCAATGGGAAGGCCACCGAAGCCGGCCACCATCACTTTTGGCATCTTTGCGTAGTCCATGTGGTTCTCCTATCAGGTGATCTCGCGGCCAGACACACGCAGCGTCAGCGAGGTTGCATTGCTGGCGATGGTGCTAATGAAGGCACCAGGGTCCAGCTCTTGTCCGACTAGCTCAGGGCACAGGTAGGTTTCGCCAGGTACGACCGTTCGGTCGTCGATGATCAAGTTGGCATTGCCTGCGCTGCCGCCAACCTGCACCAGATTCACGCTGAACGTGCGGTTCACCGTGTCGGTGTTGGTGACGGTGGCCTTGTCAATTAGTGCCTTGGCAGCCGTGGCCGTGTACTGCGTGGTCTGAACAGCCTCCATCTGCTTGGGAGGCACGAGGGTTTTTACGGTGACGGTCATGATGGATAGCTCCTGATGTTGTTGGACACGGTGACGATGATGGACGGGATTGCAGGCACCACGCCTGCTGCCGCGAAGTATTGAAGCTGCACGCTCACATTGCTGACAGCCCACATGAGCTGAATGTAGTCTCCGGCCTTCAGGTCAAAGAAGAAATTTGCAGCCGTAAAAATCTCAGCGTTATTGCCCTGAATCTGCACCTGGCTTGCCGAGCTTGGCACGTCCACGCCATTGATGCGAGGCCATATCCAAAAGTTGGCTGTGCCGCCGCTGGTCTTGTCGAGCTGCACAGAAAACTGCAGGTTGTAGACGCCCTCCGTGTCCACAGCGATCTCGCTGGTCGATGGGCTGCGCAGGAACACGCCACTGGACAAGTCGGTCGTGTTGTAGGTGATCGGGTAGGCCGTGTTGGGCAGCGCTGCCACTTGCACAGTCGTGTCCTGGAAACTGCCGAATCTGGTGCGATGTGGTGGCACCTTGGCCGGCAGCATCTGCAGGCCTTCGACAGCCTCGGCCAGTCTGGACAGCAGCGCCATTGCCTGGTTAGCTTTGTTCTCTGCTGACGCAATACTGACTGCAGTCTCCTGCGCCAGCATGGCGATCTGATCCAGCGCCTGCGTGCCCTTGATGTCGCTGATCGAGCAGCAGACAGCCATCTCCTGCGCCAGTGCTGAGATCTGGGACAGCGCATCGTTGGCCGTAGCCTGCGCTGTTCCGGCTGCAATGTTGACCTCGTTGACGACATCAGGCGCAATGGCATCAGCCACTGCAAACAGGTTTTCGAACTGCTTGATCTGCTCGTGATCCTTCAGAAAGATGCCAAGCTGATCTCGTGTCAATCCAAGCTTGATGCGTGGGTTCGTGGCCATCAGTAGAGCAACCCTTCAATCTGCGCCTCAAGCCGAGCGAAGGACAGATGCGCATCGCTGTCGCCACGGAAACGCTGGATGCGCCAGTTGCGCATGTTGCCCTGCTGGAACCAGGCCAAGCGCTTCTTGGTATTGCCTGTGGTGCCAACCCTGATGTAGCGGTCCTGGCTCCATGACTGACCGTCGAGCGAGTAGCTGGTGCTGATTTGCGGATCGACGCCCAACGCCACGCGGCCGGTGAGGCTGACCAGCTCCAGCTCATGGAAAAGCGCACCGTTGCCCTCGTTGTAGACGATCAGCGTGCCGAACTCCCAGCGCACCTGCTGGCCCCAGTGGTGGCCTGTGGTGTCCACCAAGTAGCCGATGTTGCTGGACTGCGGATCGCCGACCAGCCACTTGTCATAGGCCCAGACCAGGTTGCGCGCACGGTACTGTGCAAAACCGACGACCGTGGTTGTCAGCGTGAACCAAACAAACTCGCCCAATTCCTGCGATGCAGCACCGTCATAGACCAGTGTGCGGTCAGGCAGGTGGACATACAGGTGCTGGTGCGCTTTGTCGTTGCGCGCTTCCAGCTTGGCCGTGGCCAGTTGCGCCTCGGTGTACTGTAGCAGGATGTCGTCGATCTCCTGCGTGCTCACTTTGGTGGTCGTGGCATTGGCTCCCATATAGATGCCTGGTGATTCGTTGCGGCCGCTGCCAAGAAAAACCACCTGGTCCATGAAGACGCAACAGCCAAACGTTCCGATGACGCCCTTTTGCACTTGCGCACCGTCAATTCGTTGGAAGGGAAAAAAGTCTCCTCCCACGTTGTCGAACACCTCAATGGTGTTGCGGTTCAGCGCATAGACCTCGTTGCGCAGCTTGAGCAGCGCCACCACCGGGTCAGGATCGACCTCGCTGGATCCGTACTTCAGCGGGTTGACTTGCAGTGGATCGGACAGTTCTGTCACCACCAGGTTAGTGCCATCGGTGGTCATGAAGTAGCCGTCCACCCAGCAGAAGTCCAGCACCACACCGAGGTCTGGGTCAGTGTTCTGCGTCAAGGTACTGGTCACTGGATTCCAGTAGTACAGTCGACCACCAGACGCAATGCCAAGCAGGTCGAAGCTGTAGTCCATCGTCACCAGTGTGTTGATGGGGCCGCCAACATCTCCCAGCACTGTCACAGCACCGTTGCTGGCCACAGTCACGAGCTTTGTGCCCATGACTCGATAGCAGACGCCATTCCAGTTGATGCCTCCGCGGTCAATGCCAGGGCCGCTGCCGTTGGCCACAATGCCGTCGCCAGGCCGCAAGAAGCCGGAGCTGATGCCGCTGTTTTTGGGCACTGGCACCATGTTGACCGGGTAGGACGTGCGGAAGTCCGGGCCGTTGTCGGTGTAGATGCCGTTCAGGATTGGTATCTGCATGGCCTCACCATTTCACGCGGTCACTCCAGTACGCTGCACTCATCTTGCCCTTGGCAATGTTGCTGGCGTGTCTGGCTTTGAATGATTCTCGACGAGCCTTGTCTGCCTTGGACTCGCCTTCTCTCTTTGGGCTGCCAGAGACGCCTTGCTGGCCGAACCTGATCGTCTTGACCTGGTCGCCAGACTTGGCCACCACGACATGCGACTTGGTTGGATGCGATGGCGTGCGCTTGGGCTTGTTGTAGCCCTCGACGCCAACTCGCTCCAGCCGTGGGTCTTTCTTGGCCGCCATGATCAGGCAATCCGATACCAAGAGTTGGTGGCCAGCACATAGCGCATGCGGAAGAAGTCCTCAGCAGCCAGCGTGGTCGGGTCGCCATAGACAGCAGCAGCACCGTTTGCGCCAAGCGTGAAGGCCGTGATCTGCTGCGTTGTCGTGATCAGCACCTCAGTGCCATCAGGCGTTCCAGTGTTCAGCGGCAGCGTGACGGTACCAGTGGCCAGCGTGCCGGCCGGCTGGATCAGCATCCACTGCTGCTGCGCCACAGGCGTGGGCACGGCCAAGTTAAATCCTGTGCCAGGCGTGTAGACGTTGGTGGCCAGCGTGGGGCTGGCAAAAGTCTGCTGGAAGTAGGCCAGCAGCGCGCCAATCGGCAGTCGTCTTGCATCGCCGTTGTTGGGCGTGTAAACCGGGATCTGATCGCCAGGAGAAGCCTGAACAAGTAGCGGGAGTTGGTTGATGTATGGCATGGCCTTGTCCTTTTAGTTGAACTGAAGAGGTCCATCTGGACCAGCTTCGACTGGATCGACAGGAGGACGCAGGAATGGGTTGTCGTAAACGCGCCAGGGTTTGTTGCCAGCGCCAGACGGCATGGTGTTGGGGAACTGTT